TAAAGATTTTATTCCTGCCTCTTCTAATTTCTTGTACGTAAATAACTCAAGCTTAGATCTAAACTTGATTCCTTTATATACTTTAGAAACGGCGTTCCTAACTTTCTTGTTCTTGGTTTGTTTCGTTCTTCTCTTCACTGCGTTGTATCTTAAGCCTGTCGTGGTAAAAGTCTTCGTCAATATCTTTAATTTTATCTAGCATGTCTACTTCTAATCTCTTTGCCTCTTCTTTACTACCTACGTCTAATGGCGTACCAGTACCCAGGTTGGCAAACATAATTACAGTGTCATGTAGAATTCTATCTATCTTACGTCTAACTTCTTTATTGGTTTTATATCTAAAATTTCCTACTTCTCTGTTACTCATATTTGTAATTGTATAATTGTTTTCAATCCCTCTGTTCTGCCAAATTTAGCTATGTAGTCTGATAAATCTTTACATTCATAATCCTCTGGTAAATATATATTACTCATAGGATAATACTTTTTACAGATCTTAGCAGCCATAGTCTGACCAGGGTTACCAGGATTTGTAAAATCATTATCATAGAATAGTACTACTTTTTTGAACCTTTCTTGGAGCTCTTTGATCGTCTTGGCTTCGGGCATTTGCATTTCTGATTGCAAGGCGATTGCGGGGATACCCATTTCGAACAAGCACATAACATCTTTGAGACTTGATGTAATAATACAGAGATCTCCTTCTTTAGGTAATTGATTATATCCTTGTATATGTTGCTTAGTAGTGTTACTAATCCATTTAATTTCATCATAAGGTGAATAGATTTTAAATTTAGTTCCCATTTTATAAGCATAGCTTAAGTCACAACTAAATCTATTAGTGTTAATCCAATAGTGTGTGATAGGGCGAACTCCAAAAGTACATAAAGTTTTTTTACTAATCAAATACTTTGACCAAAACTCTGCGTCTTTCCTCATCCAAGCCCTAGCTCTCTTTCTAATAATAACAACAGGTTTAGGTTTTACAACTTTAGAAGATCTAAATGCCATATAACCTTTTGTAAACTCTGCCGCACTATTTATGTGAGCTAGTCCCAATCTAAAATCATTATCAATGATGCGCAAGGCTTCAAAGAAATTACAATTATACTTACAAGATACATATGAGAAACAGTCAAAGGTATGCTCAGGGTGACCAAAGTCTTTGTATAATAACCTGCCTTTCCAAAGTACAATAGACACAGATGGACTATTGTCTTCACGCAGATCACTACAAAACGGTACGCCAAGATCCTGGAAAGGACTGCAGTAATATGAGAATATATCTATCTCTGTTATCCTGCTCAGCACCATCTCTTTCGATAGGTGAATTTCACTGTTTCTGCTCTTAATCATAAGTTTGCTAATTTATATAAAAAATGGGGAGCTTTTACACTCCCCATATTTAACTTGGCCAAAAGACTACAAGGTTACACCCAGTCGTCTTCTTCTGATACCGTGGCATCTTCCTTATCTGGAGCTACTACTGCTAGTTCAGGACTAAATAAACCCCACCCTAAAGTAGTGTCAAATTCAGCATTGAACGAGCCGTACTCGTCGTTAAGATTCTTAGCAAAGATGTCATCACGCTGTGGCTTTACACGGCCAAATACTTTTGTGTACACAGTTTGATACTTACCATCTTTAACGCCGATCAATAGTCTAACTTGATTGCTTGCTAGTAATCCAACCAAAGCCTTAACTTCAGCTACATCGCCTTTAACAATTTTTGCTATACTATCAAAGTAAACTTCGTCACCATTAGCAACGTTAGCCCACTGCTTAACAAAGTTGATAAGAGTTTCTTCGCCAACTAAGGCTTTACGTAAACCTTCTTTCTTGTACCAATCGTACTCAGGTTCACCCTCTGACCATGTAGACTGACCCACAGCATTTAGCCATTGGTGCTTACCAGACTGAGATACACGCTCATTACCATTCATCAAGATGTCAAACCTTGTAGTAAGGTCATCATTCTTAATCCAGAATGTAAGCTTAAAGTATTCAATACCGCTAAGTTCTACATAATAGTTAGGATCTTGTTTTACCATGATTCCTAGTTCATGCAGTTCCGCCATAGTAGGGTTAACTGCAATTACATTAAAATTTGCAAGGCCAGAGTATAGTTTTACTCCTCCACCTGCTACTTCGACATTACTGTCATTGCTTTTAATAGCCATAAATAATAAATTTAATAATTAATAATCAAAACTGTCCGTGTCATCCTCTTGTTCAAAGTCATTAAGATGACTTAGCTCAGGAGTAGCCTCTACAATCATAGACGCTTCCGTATGTACATCTACATCTGGAGCTTCTACATCAATACTAGTCTGGTTAGGATCTGGTGTAGTATCATCTACAAAGTTGAAAGAAAGTTTTCTTACCTTCCTTGCTTTCTTGCCTTTCAATGTTGGGTGTTCAAACATTTGTTTTACTTCCCAACTCTGTAAGCCATACTTGTCTTTGATACCATTACGATCAATACCATTATCTAGATCTTCTAGAATCATAGTCACGGTTATAGTTTCTGGTGTTTGGTTTTTCTGCGTGTCCTCGCCAGGGTTGTTTGTGCGTGCTTCAATCATTTGTTTAAATATTAAGCGGTTAATCAATAAATATTTTAGACCAGTCTAAGGGCATGGTCTCTCCCTTTAAGTGGTGACAACGTGAACCGGCAGTAATATCATCCAAAGAATTAAATGAAACCATAGTGGTATCATCTTCTCTGTAAATATAACCAACAGCATCAGCGTTAGCACAAGTAATCTGCTTGATCTTACCAGTCAAGTCAAGGTCCTTTACAGCAACCTCTTTGCCTTTCTTCTCAAGCATCTTGTCCTTTAGGTGACCAACTAAGATTATGTGATCCGCTAGTTTGTTCAGTCTGTCTATCCATTTCTTGTAGGCTATACGTAAGTATAAGTAGCCAGCGCCGTTAGGCAATGATAGTACTGACGCGCCAGGGTTCTTCTGCTCAAAGCTTTTACCCATAGGAGTCTGCATGTACAATACCTTTGCATCAGCTTCACACCATTCCTCAAGCTTTGAGATAGTGTCAATAGCAATGTATTTGTACGGTCTTCCCTCTTTGATGATTGCTTTACCAACATCTCCAAGTTCTTTCAAACTGTTAACTTTAACTTTTAGGGCGTCAACCATATCGGAGCCATCCTCCAAGTCAATAATCAAACAGTCTTTCAATTGTGATAATACTGTAGTCTTACCTATCTTAGGTGGACCATAGATTATCATGTTCTTAGGCGATTTACGGCTCGCCTTTACCACAGTTTTTGGTAGTTCCATAATTAAAATATATATCTAATAGTGTTCCAAGGAATAATACTCCCGTGCAATTCTTTAAACTGCTGTATAAACTTACCCTTGAATTTAAGTTTATATCTCAGGTTCTCGCCACCATATTGTGACTTCTTAATCTCTTGTATATCCGGTGTCCACAGCGTTACTTCAGCATTTGGGTGCCTCTGTAAGTTGACTTTGTGTTTCTTAAAGTTGTGTGTAAGGAAGATAACTTCCGCTAGCACTTTATCTTTATGTAACACAACATCATCTAGGTCCTTGAATAGTTGAGCGTAGTCATCTAGCCATCCGTCATATACTATGACAGGACTAAAGTTGACATGTACATCATAGCCTGCATCTACAAATCTATTGATAGCATTTATCCTATCATGTATCTTTGATGTGTTGGGCTCGTGTATGTCTGACATTTTTTGCGGCATTAGACTAAATCTAATACGCACTTTACCTTGCGGGTCAAATGTCAGTAGTTTATCATTAACATACTTGGTAGCAAAGCTAGCCATAGCAACCGGGTGAGTTCTAAAGAATTCAAAGATGCGCTCCCAATCATGGTACTTAGCATGCAATGCAAAATCTTCGTTACAGCTTATATCATAAGTTGTATACTCCGGGTGTGTTTGGTTAGGCTTATCTACTGGTGTAAAGTATGCATGATTGTTTACCTCTGTAAGTATATCACCTACATTCTTTGCAACAGTCAGGCCATCGGGCTTGTGTCGTTTCATGTAACAATAGCTACAATCATACAAACAACCGTGTCCAAAACTAGGCGTGATAAAATCTGTAGACCTACCAGACTCTCGTATAGTAAATGTCTTTCTAGTAACTTCAGTTATCACGTTCTCTCCTTAATAGTAAATGTAGACATATCTGCCTCGTAGCCTATCATACCAAGTAAACCATCACGGTTCTTCTCCATATGACATGCTAGTAAACCTTGTGGGTTCTCGCCGCAGTATGAGTCTGTAATACCATACAAATCATGAGGTCTGTTGAGTATCATAACAACATGTGCATCCTGACCAATAGAGTCACCACCAAACAAGTCTGTTAGTAAGGGCTGATACTGATTCTTAGCACGATGTTCTTGTTCTATGTTACGGTTAAGCTGAGATAGTAGTATGTTAACTACACCTAGCTTTGACTGCATCCACATACAACCTTTAGATATTGTGTTCAGTCTACGGAGCTCTGTCTCTTCGTTACCCCGGATCAAACGTGAGTGGTCAAACAAGTTGATAACTGTGTGATTAGGGTGTTGCAAGAATAGTTCTTCGTTAGTCTGCATAATATACTCCATAGTACGAGGTATATTATTGAAATAGATAGGATAGTGCCCATACTTTTGTACCTTAGATGCATATGTCTTAAAGTCCATGTCTGATAGAGGTGACTCTACTGACAATAGATCTGACATTTGCTTCTTTACATCTTTTGATGCGCTACGCATTACCTGCTGGTAACCTGGCATCTCGAATGTCCAATACAATACCATGATAGGCTTAGTTGGGTTTGTATCCAACACGTCAAACACTAGTTGATTACTGAATGCTGACTTACCTACACCGGGGCGTCCTGCAATAACATACATCTTACCTTTCTGCAGACCACCAAGTAAATTCTTGTTTAGTCTCTTCCAAGATGTAGCTAGTACATTACGTTTACCAAGCTTAGCTTGTTTAACAATAGCAATGGACTGATTAACCGCTTTATCTATCTTCTGAAATCCTCTATCTTTGAATACGTCAGAGGCGACGTGTGATTCTGGTTTCTTCTCCTCCATTTTCGTCTATATTAATGTATTTTTCCCATGTATGATTGTTCAGCCATACTTCTAACTGTTGCATATACTCAAGCCTACCTCGCTCTACCTTCAGTTGCACATTCAGTAAGCGCATAATCTTCTCATGCATAAATCTTTTTGTACCTACAATCCTACTATACTTAGCTTTTGCTTTCGCATTAGTCTTAAGCTCAGGGTCAGAGCCCCGTAGTATTCTATAGCTACCGTTTTTGGTTCTGACTTTCATTGGATATGTGCTGATAAGCTCAGCAAACATCTGATCAAAGTCACTAGAAAACAAGTCAATAAACTCTTGTCTAATAACATGCTGTTCAGGAGTCTCTCCAAGTTTAACAAATCCTTGTTCTTGTAGTTTCTCCCAGTTAGGACATATCTTTAGATTCTCAAGAGTCTTAAATCCTTTTCTGTACACAGCATAAAGTGCGAGATAATCATCTGCACTCATGTTATTTTCTATCAATAAATCTATGTGTATTTCTATTTGCATATCTGTATAAATTTACGAAAAATGCGCCTGATTATCAAGTTAACCAGGTCACATTATCTAGATTTTTAACACTACTTTTTAACCATTTCTCTTCTTGACTATCCTTGACATACAGTATAAATATCTTGCCTATCTTACCTTCTTGGTATCTGACAATCCTACCTACACGCTGTATCATAGTCAATGACTTACTAGTTAAGCCGCAAATCACAGCCATAGTTGCATCTGCAACATCAAAGCCTTGGTTCAAAGCCTTAGTAGAGCACAGCACAGGTTTCTCACCAGACCTAAAGTCTTTTAAGGCTTGCTCTTTCTGCTTTTTAGTCTTACCACTGTGGTATACAGCAGAGAAAGTATCTGTAGCTTCAGCTAGCTTATTAGTAAACTCGTTACTACCACCAAAGACAAGCATCTTCTCGCCTATGTTATTAATAACTAGTTTTTGTAGCTCTGCAACTTTACCATCAGCATGATCTACTACAGTCTTACGACCTCTAATAGCCCTGTAAAACTGTACAGCTGCTGCTTTATCTTGCCCACTAGCTGTATTCTTACCTGGTCCCATGATATGTCTAGCTCTGTCAAATGCATCAAACTGTCCAAGTATATACTTAGAGTATACAAAAGCTTTGTTTGCTTTATCATACTCCTGTTTCTCTACATCGGTGAGCTCAATAGGCTTGCACATAATCTCATAAGGAGATACTAGTCCAAGTTCCACACACTTATCCAAATCAATACGATAGCACACGGGTGCTAGCTTGTACAATATATCTTTGTACTCTATCTCTTCTGGAGGTGTGGCAGTCATACACAATAGCTTATTCCAAGTATTATTCTCAAAGAACTTACGATACTCAGGCGATAGGCCAAGGTGCACTTCATCACAAACTACTACATCGTAGTGTTGGTTCTTAAGCTTATATGCAGATGCATAACAAATTATTTCTACTCTATCTAAAACATGCTCGTAGCCCCACTTAATAAACTCTTCTTCAAACTGTGCTTGCAGTTGTGTAGTTGGGACCAGTACAATAGCCTTAGCAGTATCAGTAGTATGCAGAGTTTTACCAGCAGCAATGACGCCGCAACGAGACTTACCAAAGCCAGTCCCAGCAATTATACTGCCTGTAAACTTACGCTTAGCCCAAGCATTGATAGCTTTCTTTTGTTCTTCATCTTTTACTTTTATGAGTTTATTCATAGTTAGTTGCATGCTTCTCTATAATTTCTTGTTCTATTTCATCTATGTCTATCAAATCCGTGTCTACTAGAAACTTAAGTACATCTACTTGTACAAGCTTACCGTTTCTCTCTGAAAGGGTAGCCCATACACTGTATACTCTAGCTTCAGCTGATGTACCTGGGTGTCCTGGATCTCCCCCACCAGTATAATATACTGCTTTTTCAGGAGAGGTGTATTCATAATCAACAGCTACATGCCATCCATTATCTAATTCTATATTCATTTCCATAATTAAATTGTTAATCCGTTAGTAATTAACATCACTATAAGTACTACAATGATGCCTACAAAACCTATAAAAGCTCCGAATAGGTTGTAATCAAACTTAGGTTTTTCTTGTTTCATATCATTTCTTTTATGTCAGTTAATGTTTTTTTATATTCCTCGTTCTCTTGTTCTAGATAGTCAACACGCTGAGCAAGCTTTGCAATAATATCATCTTTATTCTTACTGTCTGATATTTTATCTACACCTACAGTTGTTGCACAAATATTATAAAAGTCTCTGTATCCAGGGTCTGTATCTATAAAATCTTTATGCTTCTTTAGTGCATGATATACAGTAGCATGGTCCTTCTTAAAAGCACTACCGATAGTAGTAAGAGTGTAGTCATTTAAACTATGTATCAAAACCATAGCTACTCTACGAGCTGTTACTACTTCATTGGTCTTAAGTTTACCTCTTATCTTACTAATAGGAACATCTGTGAGTCTAGATATAGTCGCAATAATGCGAGCTATTCTAGGGTCTAGTTTATATATTTTTACTTTTCCCATGATTTACTAATATTTGTGTCCGCTTTTAGCAGACCGTTAGTTACTACCTCAAGAGCAGCTTGCTCCATCAGTTCTGTTAGTCTAGTTACCCACTCTTCAGCATAACTATTTTCGCATATAGTGTCTACTTGGTCATGGACAGTCATAACTATCTTGACAGGTACATTGTTATCTTTGATGTAGTTTCTAATAAGTATCATCGCTTTCTTAGTCATGTCAGCTGACGCACCTTGTATAGGTGTATTCTTACTAGCACGCTCTATACTACCAAGTTCAAAAGCTTGACTCTTGTCTTTGTAGATGCGAGGATACCATGTAGGAAACCAACGACGTCTATTGTAAGGCGGAAAGGTCTTGATGTATCCATACTTTTTACCAAAGCTACCTAGTTTATCCAGGAACCCACCAATAGATGGGAACGCCTCAAAGTATTTCTCAATCAATATCTCTGCCTCTTTGATACTGATATCTAGAGTGTCAGCAAGCTTGTGTGGGCCCATACCGTAAGCTAGTCCAAAGTTAATAGTCTTAACGTTCGTACGTAGCTTACCATGTTTGGGACACTTACACTTACTCTTATTCTTCATATAACTGCAATTGTCTTCAGCTGTGTCTATCCACTCTTGTCCATACACAAGGTCAGCACATACACTGTGCAAGTCTTGTCCTTGTTCAAGAGCGTCTATCCATACAGGGTCTTTGCTACCAAATGCAATAACATTTAGTTCTTGGCTAGAATAGTCACTAGATACAAAGCACCACCCATCAGGAGCCAAAAAGCAATTACGGAACTTATTATCAGCAGGTATCTGCTGCATGTTTGGCCTTTTGCTGGCCACTCGACCTGTGTCAAGTATTTGATTAAACTGTGTATGTATTTTACCATCGCTTGCTACAAATTTGAAGAAATCACTGCCGTAAGATGTAGCCAACTTCATCTTTTCTTTGTACTTAACATACAAATCAATAATCTTGTGCTGGCGTCTGTACTTGTACATCTTCTTACCGTTGACATCCTCTAGTTCAGGGACTAGTTTCTTAAATACTTTCAATACCTGAGTAGGGCTAGTCCACTTGACCCCAACTTTACGTATATCTTCAGTAGGAGTAAACAAGTCACCTTGGAGGTAGTCTAGCACAAAATCAGACAACTTAACGGTAACCATAACCAAGTTATCTAAATCATCACGCATAGCCAAGGCTTCTTGTTCACTAGCTTTTGCTATAATTTCCCACTTGTCTTTATCAATATCAATACCATTGTATTCAATGTCAGCAAATGCTAACACAGCCTGATTCTCCAAGTTAACCACGTTCTGCAGTTTAAACTCTTCAATCTTTGGTAGCTGTAGTATTCTAATCTTACACAGATACTCTACATCTTTGGCACCATAGACTATCTGGTCGTCACGATAGGCCTGTCCTGATAAGCCTATAAATTGGTTTCTTACTTCTTTGTTAAGCTCTACATTTAAGTAACGCTTACACAAATCTTTCAGTCCATAACCTATGTGACGGCCGCATGATAGTATTCGTTCAACCAAAAACGAGCAATATATTCCTTCACATTCTATGTTTGCCCACCTTTTAATAAACTTGTAGTCAAATTTAGCGTTGTGAAATATCTTAGTAATCTGCTTACTTTCGAGTATATGTCTTAGCGGTTCTATACTCACAAACCGTGTGTCTATTACAAACTGTTGCTCTTGGTCACCAATCTGAAACATAATCATTTTCTTGCATGTAAAGTCAAAGCCTTCTGTCTCTGTGTCTACACCAAGCACTGTCTTAGTTGAACAGTAGTCTACAACATCTTGTATTGTACCTAGTTTATACGAGTCGCTCAGACTCGTTGTTTGTGTTACGAATGTTATCATCTGTCAAGTCTTTTAGAAATGTGTCTGTAAATTGTAATAAGTATTTAGCATAAGTTAGACTAATAGTCTGTCCTTGAAATCTCATAACCTCTCTGTTTTCAGACTCTGCTATTACATAAGCTTGTCTAAGGTCTTCAATGTAACCTTCTTGCATTGCTGCATATAATTCTTTCATCTTTCCCATAGTGTAAATGTTAGTAGACAACAAAGGGGCACAAGGCCCCTTCATCATCAGTTAATACAATTGTGTGAATTGTTACTACTTAGTTATAGTCTTCGTAGTTTTGTTTTTAGACCCTGAAGGTCTGCCACGTTTCTTAGTCTTTTTGGTTTTTGGCTTAGCCGTGGTAAATAGGTCAATAGTAATCTGTCTTTCAGTTACAGTTACATTGTGTGATGCAGATATAGTAGCTACTACTTTACCTGCGCTTTTTATTAATGTGTTCATTTTCAATGATTTAGATAATTATGTAAACTTATTCTTTATAATTGTTAACAAATATAGTAAAAATGAGTATACCAAACAAATGATATACCCATTTTATTTATACTTAGTTAAGGATTTCTCCAGTAGCTACATCTACTTTCTCAACAGTAGAAGTTTGAACTGGTGCTGTATCAGCTTCCAAATACAAATCTGAAGGCTTATTGAATACTATAGATGAACGAGTGAAGATGTAATCTCCATTGTGCAAGATATAATCTCCGTCTTTACCTTTACGCTTTGCAGAGGTGTTAAGATTAGCTCTTTGCCATTCAGTTGGTTCAGTAGTTTCTACAATTTGTACTCGTAGTGGAAACTCCTGTCCTTCAAAAGAAGCAACCGGATTAAGAATGTTAACAGTAAGTATTTCATTACCCATGTCATCCATCTCCCATCCTTCAGCATCTCCAACTGAGATACCTAATGTACTCTCTATGTCGTTAGGTGTAGCAGGTTGCCACGCTCTACGTGCAGAGTTTCTTGAAAATCTATTATCAGATTGATTAAATACGAATGCTGCGGACAAGCCGCGCGAGCCTTCTTTAACCTCTGCCAATTCCATTTGGACAAAGCCACCTTCAATCTTTCTGAATCTAGTAAGTAAAGTTTGACCTAGCTTTAGAGTGTTAAGGTCTCCACTGTGCAATAAATTTGCCATGATAAAATGTTTAATAATGTTAGTAATAATAGATAATTGTTCCTTCGTTGTCTATAAATGTCTTCAGTGTTTCTTCACTTGAGTCATCCATAGTACGAATGTCTTTATGAGGACTTGTACATTCCTCAAGAAAGTGCAAGGCATCTATCTTATCCTCGAACTGTCTTTCAAATTTGTTAGTATGATAAACAGGGTCTGCCCAGTGCTCATCATTACTGTTTGCTGTGTAAGTAACTACGTATAGCATGTTAATAATGTATAAAATGGTTAATAAATGTGGTTAGCTTGACACACTTTCAGCAGTGTCCTCTGTTGATTATAAAAGAGAGTACAGAGTCCCATTTGTAGTATCTCTGTATTTGCGCAATCCAAACCCGTCAATGGGCGTGCCTGGTGACTAATGCACTAGCCAACTCTCTTTAAGAAGGTACTTCACTTCATTTGGACCAATGATTACAGGGATATCAGGCCAAACCAAAGAGCGGTGAACTCATCTTCTATTTTATATCTCGTCCAACCTTTAGCGTAAAGCTTATTCAGTTGGTTAGGGAAATCCCGACGAGATTATTTATCTAGATAATGCTTGTAATCAAAGTTATCCATCTTAGTCTGATACATTCTAGCTCTTTTGATTGAGACTACGAATAGTAGTACAAATAATGCAGTAACCCAGCCATATAATACTGAAGATGTATCAATTGCTGCGATTGCAAACGCACCCATTCCAAGCATTGAAAGGAATCCAAATAGTTGGTAGCAGAAGTTAAGTCTGCTGTAGTGTAAATAAGACATAATGTTATATAATGTAATAGGAATAAACCTATTGGATTAGTAAAAGTGGTGAAATGGGGTGAATACGACCTAGTAACCACGCTCGTAAACTAGTCAAAGTCTTTGCAATAGAACAAATAAGATAAAGCGTAACGCAGTCGTAAAGGAAGAAAGTAAAAAGAAAGAGGCCGAAGCCTCTAGTCTTTACAATGCTTGGAACTCTGTCTCACTATATTGATTAACAGTAGCAATTACTTGCTGTATTCCGTCACGCGTACCTATCACATAGTTAAATGCGAAGATGTCGTTCTCTCCTTGAGAGTTCTTACCTACAGGGAATGTCGCAATAGAGTTATCCTCTTTAGCTGCAACAACGAAGTCGCCGTTAGGTCCGTTAACTACTTTGGCTTGTATATAGCCGTTCTCTTTAAGATAAGTGCTTAGCTTATTCATATCACAATTGTATTAAGTTATGCGTGTGTGTGTCTTCGTGACACTTAACGCGAGAGCTAGTGAATGTCTGTGCAATAGAACATACATTGAATTTATGTATATTTTGTGCGGGGGACATTCAAACTCCGTAACATAGGTGGGGTCTTTGCAATAGTTGGTCTACGCTCTCAAAGATTTCCTAGAGTAAAATTTTTTTTTTGGGATTTTTTTTCTAGCTTTGCACTATGGTATCAGAAAATGAAAAAACACAAACTTGCGGAGATAGAAACTGCGTATGTTGTAAAGGAGAAGCTACTTGTCCTCAATGCCCAGAGCATTGTCAATGTGGACAACCTAAAAGTCACATAGGATTTGACGATTGGATTGAAGATATGGAAGATGGCGATCAGCCAGAAGCTTGCTCAATTGATAACCCAGACTGCGAGAATTGCGGCAGTTAAAAAATTTTGTGTAACTTTGCACAATTAGAGACACGCATATTGCGTATCACCCCAGAGGGCCGAGAGGTAGTTATGGGGTCAGAAGTTGGATTGTAGATCCTAAATAAGGATTAGAGTTTTCTCCAATAGTCTCGGAAAGGAAGGATATAGCCCCTAGGTTGGACACATGTCACATAAGTAGGTGTGGTGAATTAACACTAGTTTTAGTGTCCATGGGTCTCCGGTAGTGCCGGAAGAACTACTAGAATGGTAAAATTCCAACTGAAATTGGTGTCCTAAAGGGGGAACCTGTATATAAGCCTTAAATCTTAAAACAATTTACTTACATGAAATACTTACTTATCACTACACTAGCTGTAATGCTAGCCTGGGAACCTATAATTAAGAAAGACAAGATTATGCATTTCGGCGTGGGCTATATCTCTGCTCATGCTGCAACTAATATTCTACCTGAATATACAGATAACAAAAAGGTTATTAAGTATGGTCCGTTTGTAGCTTGCTTAGTTCTTGGTGTTACTAAAGAACTTGTAGATAAGTATGATTCAAACCCTAAATCTACCTTTGAATGGGCAGATATAGCCTACACAGCTGGAGGAGGCATAACTTTTTTCACTATTTCTTTGGATTTGTAAACAATTTTATTATAACTTTGCATTATTAACCAAATTATAGAAATAATGGCAAAGGAATTTACATTTCAACCCTTCGGAGCGTGGATAGTTGTACCACGTCCAGACTCAAAAACTACAGAGTCAGGAATTATCTTAGATGATGCAACTGCAAAAGCATTACAAACAAACATAGTAGAAGTATTAGCGGTAGGACCGCAAGTTAATCAGTGTAAAGCTGGTGACAAGATTATGGTAGACCCAAATACAGAGGCAATGCTTATCCATATTGATGAGGTGCAGTACTTATTTGTTAGTGAGTTTCAAGTATTAGGTAAGTTTTAATGAAGATCCCTGGTACAGTTACTATAAATCTAGATGATTACTTAGAATTAGTAGAACATACTAAGAAAGTTAGTAATCTAAAAGCTAATACAGCTAGAGCTGCAAAAGAAATGTCTGTATTTCTATCATTTCTATGTAGCAGAGAAGATATAGCAACTTATATAGAAGAATTTAACAGGCAGGCTACGACTTCTAAGATAGTATTAGAAGGATCAAGGGCTACTATAGAATTTACAGATGATAAGAACGAAATTTCAGACGAGTAGTTGGGAAGAGCTATTTATATTGTATGATGAATTTGAAACAAAGCTAGATATGTGGACAGAAGATAACATAAATTGTACATATGATATGCAGGTTCTAATAGGGGATCATGAATACACGATAATAATAACAGTAACTGATGAGACAGACGAAGAGACCAAATAAGAAAAGAATATATATAGATGGTGGAACATTAAAAGTTGACTACCGTGTATATGAACTCTTACGAGAGCAAACTCTAAAAATCCAACAATATGAAGCTATTATGGCTGCGTATCTAAAAGAAAAAGGAGAACAAGAACCAAATGGAACAGAAAATAACGATTAACGTAAACTCTACACACAAGTACTTGCAACTTTGGAATGGGATATTTAATCTTACTTCTACAGAGCTTAGAGTGTTATCTGCATTAGTAGATACAGCTATTACATTGGAAGAAGAAAACATTTGTGCAGTAAAAGTAAAGAAACAAGCAGCTCGATTAGTAGGGCAAGCAGATTTTAATACTCTGAACAATTATGTTAAGAAGATTAAAGACAAAGGAGCTTTAAGAATAACCAATAGAAAGTATACTTTAAACAGATTGTTAGATTTAAGTACTAAGAAAGTAGAAGTAAATATTAAATGGAATGAGTAAAAAGAAACTACCTAGTATATGGGACATGACTAAAAGTTTTAGTAAAGATCTTGCTAAGTATGTGGCTGAAGGCGCACCCAATGTATCAAATCAAGATTATATAGAAAGGTTATCTGATTGCAATAGTTGTGAGCATATAATAAGAGATAAGATGAGATGTGGTAAGTGCGGATGCCTGATAGAGCATAAAGCAAAATGGAAAACTACTACATGTCCAATAAATAAATGGAAACCGCAAGATGTCAAAGGCAAAGAAGGAGATAGTACAAATACTAGCAACTAAGTATAATTTACCTCTAGAAAAGGTGGACTCAATAATTACAAGTCAGTTTAAGTATGTTGCAAAAATAATGTCAGATGGTACTTTTGATGCAGTGCGATTGCCCTACTTTGGAAAGTTTCACTCAAAACCATCAAGAAGAGAAAATATAAGTAAAAATGGAGTTACTAGAGATAGTTGATAATGTAGCAGTCCCTTCTCCTTACACACTAACGATTGTAGAGTTTAAGGATTTGGACACAAAAGAGCTTGCATATATATTTTTTATGCATGATCATAGATCTCCCTATGCTGTATATGATATATCTCAAAGGCATGACGAAGTTGTACTAGGATTACATGGTAAAACAAAATGGAAAGCTAGTAATAAAGTGCTTGTAGCATGTGATAAGTATAGAGAGCTAAAAGAAACTTCTGCAGTTAAGCTGCTTAAGTCTGCTAGGTCATCTGTAGTTAAACTAGAAAAGTATTTTGAGTCAGTGGATTTAACACTAATGGATGATAACGGCAGACCAATCTTCCATGCAAAAGACTTAGTTGCTAACCTTTCTAAGATGGGAGATGTAGTAGATGGGCTCTCAAAACTAGAGGAACAGGTTAGAAAACAAGAACAAATTAATACAAATACTCGCGGAGGAGTTGTAGTTAACAAATATAGTTCGTAAATTAGGCACCATGGACTTTTTAGAAGACTTAGAAGATTACAATAGTGCAATGGATAACGCGTATAATTTTGTGACTAAGAAAATAACGCTCGATGATATATTTGAGGCAGCAGAAAGTGAAGGAGAGCTAGTAAGCTTCTACTTACCTTTTGACCCTTTAGATAGTGATGGTAGAGATGAAGGAACTTTAGATTTACTTATAGAGCATTTTACAGAAATAGAAGAATACGAAAAATGTCAGGAATTAGTAAACATAAAGACCAAGTTTTTAAAGACACAAAAGGACTAGCTCCAGCAGCTAATTCGTATATAAAAAACGGTTACTATACAAACGCACTACCCGGTACAAAACCTTACTATGAGTACTGGGATACAGAAAGAGAAAGATGCCTCTATGGATATACCTACAACGGTGTAACTATTACAGGCAATCATTATTTCTATCTTAACTATTGTCCGATTGACAGATCTGTTGATCAGGAATTACCAGATGGTACAATTATAGCTCGAAGAGAGCGAACATTCCCAGCATTTTACGATGGAGATTGGAAGTACTTTACTTCAATAGACAATTGTAGAAAGCAGAATAAACATATGACAGTTTTAAAAGCGCGTCGTAAGGGATATTCTTACAAAGCTGCTGCAATGCTTGCTAGAAACTATTTTCATTTACGTAATAGTAAGAATTATGTATTTGCAGGACAGAAAGAATACTTGATTGGGGACGGTTTACTATCTAAGGCTTGGGATATTCTATCATTTGTAGATGACAACACCGCATGGACACAACCTAGACTTAGAGATAGGGAGATGCACAAACAGTCTGGATATAAGAAGAATGTTAACGGAGCGTTGGTAGAAATGGGGATGAAGTCACAGATTATAGGAGTATCTCTTAAAGATGACCCAGATAAAGTAAGGGGTAAGGCAGGTGAGCTTATATTCTTTGAGGAGGCAGGGTCATTTCCAGGATTATTAAAAGCATGGGAGGTTGCTATGCCTACAATGCGTCAAGGTAGTAAGACTCTAGGTACAATGGTAGCATTTGGTACAGGTGGTACACAAGGAGCGGACTTTGCAGGGATGGAAGAGATATTTTATAATCCTGAGTCCTACGATTGCTTAGCTTTTGATAACATATGGGATGATGGAGCGCTAGGATCTGTATGTGGACACTTTGTTCCTATATACGAAAACTTAGAAGGGTTTATAGATGATGATGGTAACTCTATAGTAGAAGAAGCTAAAGAATTTGAAGAAGGTAATAGAAATAAAAAGAAAGGGACTAATGATCCAAAAGCATATGATCAGTATATAGCTGAGCATCCTACATGTCCTGCTGAAGCCACACTACAAGTAGCCGGTAACCTGTTTGATATATCATCTTTACAGGAACAGTATAATAAAGTAAAAGCTAATAAACTACATGCAATAGGTACGGCAGGTAAGCTGTATTATGGAGAAAGTAATCACATAAAGTTTAAACCTGATGGTGATGCTAGACCTGTGCAAAGGTATCCACATCGTAAAGAAGATAATTTAGAGGGAGCAGTAGTTGTATATGAAGGGCCTTTTAAAAATCAACAAAGTCAGACGCCTCATAACATGTATGTACTGTGTCATGACCCCTATGGACAGAATCAATCTGCAGATGCTAGCTCATTAGGAGCTGCTTATGTAATAAAGCGTATGAATAACATATCTAAGCCTGATGATATGATAGTAGCTAGTTACGTAGGTAGACCACATTCTCAAGATGAGTATAATAGAAATTTGTTTATGCTATCAGACTATTATAATGCTAAGATAGGATTTGAGAATGATAGGGGAGCTGTGATACAATACGCAAGACAGCACAGAAAGTTGCACAGACTACAAGAGGAGTTTGAAATGCTGGATAAAAAAGATTTACGTTCTAAAAATGTAAAGAGACAGTATGGTATGCATACAACAGAAGCTCGTAAAAGACAAGGCGAGTTATATATACGAGATTGGCTAAACTCAGTTAGATCTGTAGATGAGGATGGTAAAACTACACTTAATCTGCACAAGATATATGATATGGCATTACTTCAAGAGCTTATAAAGTTTAATCACAAGGGTAACTTTGACCGCGTAATGGCACTTATGATAGGCATGTATCACACGAGAGAACTTTATAATGCAGAGGTAAAAGAAATACTAGAAGATAATTCTGCAAACGATTGGTTTGATAAAAACTACAGCTAGTGTTATATATGTAAAGGAATATGTAAAAACTATACACATGCTAAAAAATCAGATAAAAAAACTTAATTTTGCATACATATGTATTTAGGGGGAGACAAAATACCGCAGCAAAAGCTGCCTTTATCAAAGAAAAATAAGACATGGAGAGAAAGCTGTGTAGAAGCTTACATAGATCTTTCTAATCAAGGAGTCAACCAAAGAAAGGATGACCTCAAACGCTTATATGATTACTATAACGGTGTAATTTATGAGGATGACTATCGTTACGTTACACATCCTTACGGCAAGAGTCGTAATAATTTCCCCTCTAAAATGCGTAACTATCCTATTATCAAGCCTATCATTGATCTCCTCTTGGGTGAAAAGTCTAAAAGACCTCTTAATTACACCGTTACCGTACAAAATGGGGATGCAGTTAGTCAAAAAGAGCAAGCAAAGCAAGAAGCTATCTACCAGAATGTTCAGATGCAGTTCTTACAATCTCTTAAACAAACTAACCCAGAATTATTACAACAGATAGAAACGCCCGAGGATATACCTCTCCCAAAACAAATAGCAGATCAGTTTGAAAACAGTTATGTAGATAACAGAGCTATTAAAGGACAGCATGCTTTAACATACATTATGCAATCTGAAGAAGTGTATGATAAATTGCAAAAAGCATGGTTTCATTTCCTAGTATCAGGAGAAGTATACACCCATAGAGGAGTAAGAAGTAAAGAGCCTTTTTATGATATTCTAAATCCTATTGATGTAGACTATGATAAAGATCCAGACATAGAATTTGTAGAAGATGGTGATTGGGCTTTAGTTAGAAAATATGTACATGCATCTACAGTAATAGATTCTTTTTATGAGTCATTAACTGAAGAGCAGGTCTTAGAATTAGAAGAGCCTAGACAGTCTGATCCAGAATCTTATTTATTATACAGACAATCTCGTGCAGGAGCAGACTCAAATACTTATAGAAACAGATTAATAGAAGTTGTAAGTGTATATTGGAAGTCTAGGAAAAGAGTAGGCTTTTTAGAGTACGTAGATCCAGAGACAGGATCTGTAGAAGAGATGGAGGTTGATGAAACCTTTAGATTGCCTAAAGAATTAAAAGAAACAGGCGCCAAAGTAACTTATCTTTGGGTTAACGAGGTGTGGGAAGGTACTAGAATTGATGGTAGAATGTATGTTAACATTAATCCTGTAGCTAACCAAAGATTGTCTTTAGATAATGTTTCTACTTGTAAGTTACCTATAAATGGTAGAAAGTATTCTGATATAAACGCTGATAATATTTCTTTAGTGTCATTAGGTATACCTTATCAGTTAAACTACAATATTTATAAGTACAGATTAGAATTGGCTATTGCTAGGAGCAAAGATATTATTGCTCAGTTTGATATTAACATGATTCCTAAGAAGTGGGACATGGACAAGTTTATGTATTACGTTGAAGGTACGGGTATAGCTTGGGTAGATTACAACAAAGAAGGAATACAACTCAACCCACAGCATCAATCCGTACTGGATATGTCTATTAAAACAATTGGTCAATATGTAACTTTATTAGAATCTATATTGAACGAATGGGAAAAGCTATCTGGTGTATCTAGACAAAGACAAGGTACTATTGGAGCATATGAAGGTAAAGCTTCTAGTCAGCAAGCTATTGTACAATCATCTCATATTACAGAAGATTTATTTAGAAAGTTTGGTCGACTAGAGCAAAGAGATTTACAAGCACTTGTTGATTATTCTAAAGAAGCATGGCTTACAGGTAAACAAGGAATGTTTGTCATGCCTGACGGTACTACAGACTTTTTAGATATAGATACCTTACAACACATGGAAGCTAACTATGGCATCTTTGTATCTGACTCAGGTAAAGACATTGAAAGGTTAGATCAAATGAAACAACTTGCACAAGCTATGATGCAGAATGGTTCTAAAGGATCTACAATTGCAGAAGTGTTAGAATCAGAAAGCTTTACTCAGATAAAAGGTAAATTAAAAGCTGCAGAAAAAGCACAAGAAGAATTAGAACAGGCTCAACAGCAAGCTGAACAGCAACAAGCTCAACAACAAATGCAAATGGAGCAGGCAAAAACAGAACAAGAGCTGATTGAGAATGAAAAAGATAGACAAAAAGATATTGAGATTGCTTTGATTGGAGCAGAGTCTAGAAAGAATCCTGAAACAGACGCATTTAATATGCAGAAGATGATGCAAGATTTTGAGATGAGGCAGAAAGAACTTAGTGTTAGAGAGCGTGAATTAGAGGCTAGAGTGGCAGATGACGCAGAAAAAAGAAGCATAGACAGAGAAAAAAATAAGGATAAGTGATATATAGTAAAGACATATCCAAAAACATATGTATGTGTACCAAGACCTACATATTTAACTATTTTTGTAAAAACTAATTATATAGATTATGAACCCAGAAGAAGAAAACATCGGACTAGATGACATCTCATTTGATGATGTTATTAGTGGCGGGTCAGAAAGCACAGAGGTTGCAGAAGACTTAGCAATAGACGCACCAGAAGCAACTGACGAAGAGTTAGATGCGGATGCAGAAGGATTAACAGAATCTGAAGAGGAAGAAGTAGAAGAAGAAGAAGAGGAAAGCTCTGAAGAGGATGAAGAGGATGATTACGAAGAAGATGAAGAGGACGACGAAAGAAGTCCTGTAGAATCTACAGTAGTCGCAGAGGTCTTAGACAAATTGGGATATGAAACTGAAGAAGAGTATGATGATACTCCTGAAGGTTTAATAGCAATGACTCAAGACGTAGGAAAGCAAATGGCAGAAGATCAATTAGATCAATTGTTTGAAAACTTTCCGCTTGTAAAAAATCATTTAGAGTACGTTCTAAACGGAGGAGATTCTAAAAACTTTATGCAAGCTTACGATCCTAAATTAGATTACAACCAGTTAGAACTGGTAGAAGACGATTCAAGAAGTCAAAAAGGCATTTTAGCAGATTACTTTGCAACAAAAGGCCACGACAAAGATTTTATTGATGAGTTATTGACAGATTATGAAGACACTGGTAAATTATACCAGAAAGCTGAGGCCGCTAGAAGAGCATTAGGTAAGATGCAAGAAACTTCTAGACAACAACTAGTTGAATCTCAAAAACAAGAGAAAGAACAACGAGAAACTCAGCAGCAAGAGTTTTGGAATGGTGTGTATGAGACTATTGAAAATAACAATGAGTTCGCAGGTATCACAGTTCCAAATAGAGAGAAGTCAAAGTTTTTTGACTACATCTCGACACCTGTGACTAAAGATGGTCGCACACAGCGAGATTTAGATCATGCTGAATCAGAGATAGAGACTAAACTTGCAATTGATTATTTGATGTACAAAGGTTTTGATTTACAAAAACTTGTAGAAAAGAAAGCTAGAACATCAAATGCAAAATCATTGAAAGATAGAATTTCTAGAAATGAAGAAAGAGTTAAAAGCGCACGAGGGCGTCAAAGACGTAAGAGTAAGCAAGTAGACTTAGATGATTTAGATCTTAATTTTTAATTAAAAATGGCAATTTTAAAATGCAACTTAACTTTATAAAAATTAGATAATTATGCCACAATTGAATGGAACGAACATTAGCGTTCAAAAGACGTTTTATAATGATTCGCAGATGACAGACATGAACAGTCTGGCAAATGCACTATTGTCTAAGCCAACTGAACTTTCTCCGATTATCACACACTTGTCTGGTAAAGATGATAAACGTTTCCCACTATCTTTCTTAACAGAAGGAGCTGGTAACGTTCAATCAATCGACAGATTAGAGTATGAATATCGTGTGGCTACCCACAAATTGAGAACTCGTCCAGTGGCTGTGTCAAATGCAGGAGCAAACTTAGGACAGGGAGGAGCAACTTTTACGTTAGTATTCCCTGATAAACGATTTATTTTCCCTTACGTATTAGTAAACTCAAAAGGTGAGCTAGCGCGTATCATGCAAGAGCCTAAGCCTTATGTAGGTGGTTCTGGTTGGGAGTATACATTACAATTAGTAAACCCAGCAGCAGCTACAGTATTAACTTCAGGTTATACTGCAGGTGATCTTTGGGCTCAATTGTATGCACCAGTAGGTGTTGACTTCTCAAGAGGTAACGCTTCTAACTGGCAAGCTCCAGGAAAAGTTCGTAACAAAATTACAACAGTACGTAAATCTTACCACATGTCAGGACATGCAAAAGATTTCGTTGCAGAATTCTCTTTACCAACTAAAGGTGGAGGTTCTACAAAACTTTGGATGGATTACGAAGAGTACCAACACATGCTTGACTTCAAAGAAGAGTGTGAAATGTACTACTGGTACGGACAAAAAACTTATGATGCAAACGGTAACACGTTTATGAAAGATGAGAATGGACAGCCTGTTATTGTAGGTCCTGGTTTATTCGAGCAAATCGTAAACACTGATACTTACTCAACTATGACTGAGTCTAAGTTGAAAAACATCATTGGTGATTTATTCTACCAAATGACAGACGCTAACCAGAAGCAAATTACTTTGTATACTGGTACTGGTGGCGCAAGAGAATTTGATGAAGCTCTAAAATCACACTTTGCAGGTAACTCCTTCAAAGTAGGTGGTGAGAACAGATTCATCACAGGTAGCGGACGTAACTTAGGATTGACTGGTTACTTCACTACATATGAGCACGTAGATGGTCATGTAATCAATGTGGTAAAATTACCATTATTTGATCACGGTCCAGTTGCACAAGCTCGTGGAAAACACCCTGTTACTGGTTACTCTTTAGAGTCTTACCGTATGGTATTTGTTGACCAGTCTAACTACGACGGACAAGCTAATCTTACAATGATCTCTAAGAAAGGTCGTGAGATGATGCGTTGGTGTGTTGCAGGTTCTGTAGTTCCTAGAGGTTTCTCAGGATCAGACGCAAGAGCATCAGACGTTGATGGGGCAAGTGTACACATGTTGAAGACGGCGGGTATCTGCTTACGTAGATTTGATACTTCGTTAGACATCCAATGTGTGGCTTCCTAAATTAGGAAGTTAAAGAGGCGTGCATTCGCAAGTCTATATATTGGTTTTTGGTTAAGGTCGTGGGGGGTAAAACCCCCACATCCTTACTTTAAAAATATTGGAGAGTTATACTTTACATCCACTAATTAACACTTTAAAAGTACTACATTATGAGTAAAAAAGTTTATTTAAGGGCTAAGCCGATTAATAATCACTTACCTAAAGAAATTAACGCAAGCGCTGTTAGGAAACTAAGTAGCGTATATGTCAACAGACAACCACTTAAGCCTTTTAATCCAGCGGATGAGAAGACTTATTTAAATGGAATGTTAGACGTAGATCCCGCTCACATGGAGTGGCCAAAACACACTAAAAAATTCTGGGCAGAATTTACTGTCGCAGTAGGCTTTGAAGGTGTAGAACTAGAAGTAGGAAAAACAGAAGATGGAAATCCTATTGATATTACTGATTATCTTAAATATCATTTTGCATTGAAACATCCACATGTAGCATTATCAGAAGAAGAAATGATTGGGGATTCCCAAAAGCGTTTTTATATTCACGACATTGCTAAAAAGGATATGAAGCGTAACAATGATATTCAAGTCAAGAAAGATGCAGATAAAGCATTTATCAAAGTATCTAATGACGAGAAGCAGATGAGAAGAGTGTTCAGACTAGTAGGTAGTATGAATCCTGATACGTTGACAAGAGAGCAAGTTGAAAACATGCTTTACGACATTAAGGAGAAATCGCCTAAGAAGTTTATCAAAGTATGTGAAGATAAGCACTTAGAATTAAAAGCAGAAATTGAAACAATGGTTACTGCAGGCGTTCTAAGAAAGATAGGTAATCAAGTTATCTTTATCGACGAAGTACTAGGAGAAACTATGGATGACACAGTTATACACTTGAATGACAAAAAGAACTCAGGTAAATTAACAATTTTAAGAGCAAAACTTAAACAACTAGCATCTTAATGAATGTAACTGAAATGCATATAGCTATACAGCAAGGAGTGGATAAGATTAATTCACTCCAAGCTGACAGCTTACTATCCGAAGAGATAGATATTGAATTAAACAAAAACATGTTTAGATTCATCAATACTAAGTATGGTAGAAATAACATCTACAGAAAAGGATTTGAAGAATCTCAAAAAAGAATAGATGACTTACGTACACTCGTGCGTGAGTATGAAGCTCCAGTATCATTTAAGGAGCAATTAAAAACAAAAATATTTGTTGACACTTTCCAATTACCAGGAGATTATATGTATTTGGTAAATCAACAATCAAGACTGTGGATAGATAATTGTAGGCCTATAACCTACTCACTGGTCAATCCTCCAGCTCAATACTATTTTGTACTAAGCTTAAATAACTTTGTTACAAATAATGCAACTAATAATTCTTCTGCATTTGTAAATGGTATTGATATGGTAGCAGATGTTACAGGAGTTGATCCTACATCAGCATCAATATGGAATCCTTCAGCTGCATTAATAGCAGGAGGATGGACACCAGAAAGTTATCCTTCAAACATAGAAGCAGTTAAACAAGATATTGTAGATAATCCAGGAATAGGATTTGACATTTACTGGGAAGAGTACGAAACTCTAAATTACCCAGGAAGTTTTATAGTAGTAGTAGATATTGAATCATATCCTTGGATAAGCTATGACGGCTCATTAGGAGAAAGAACATTTGCTGTTGGAGTACCAACTGTAGATGAAACAGCTCCAGCGCCACAGGGACTAGAGTTTATGGATACTACTTACGCAGAACGAAGAGAACCAGTTTCTTTTTCAGCTAACATAACTGAAGGAAATAGATTCTCACAACAAGACGACATATTTACGCTTTTAAGTGATCCGTTTAATACTACAAAATACACTTCTCCACTCACAACGATGAGAGGTAACTCTATAGATATATACACTAGTGATATATTTATAATAGACACTGTAAAAATAACGTACATCAGAAAGCCAGGCGAAATATCCTTATCTTTGGGGATTGACTGTGAGTTACCAGAGCATACACATGAAGAAATTGTAGCTATGACAGTGAGCAGTATATTAGAAGC